GCCTATGGAGATTGGGCTGATATGTCAAAAGGCACTAAAGGAAGACCTGGTGATGCAGCTAAACCTAATGGTTACGGTTTCCTAGATTATCGTGATCGCATAGAAGAGGTAGAAGAAGGCGTTAAGATATTTGAACGCTTAATTGACCCTCGGCTCGGTGCTGCTCGTTACCAAAAGGAAGATATGCAGACATCTATCATGGATGAGCTTATTAATGTGGGTATAGACGTTATACCTGCACCTGGATATGACGAAGACACAGGATTACAAGCTATCAACACATTATTAGCATGGGATGACACAAGACCTATGGATATGGGTAATAAACCTAAATTGTTCTTCTCAGATAGATGCCAACAGACTATATACGCTATGACAGAATATACAGGCTTACTAGGTAAAGATGAACCTACAAAAGACCCTGTTGACTGTGTAAGATACGCTGCTACTGCTGGTATTGTTTATATCAATGAGACTGAAGCACACCATATAAGGACTAGCAGACATTAAGGATATTCTAAATTCTAGAATATTTATACCAAGTACAGAGTAGTATAGTATTTGTATATAAATTGTAGAGGAGCAGACACACCTCACCTGATTTCAAAAGACTTACACTTCTCAATTATTAAATCCCTCTTATGCATAATCTTCTTGAGGCTCTTTATATCGTCAGTATGAAACTCATTTAATCTGTTTATCCATTTATCAGCCATATAAGGACTACAATTGAACCATTCAAGTCTCACATGATGGGGTTTCAATAACGTATGTATTACTAGCTCAAATATACGAGCTTGTTTAACTTTATAGGTTTTAATTATTTTAAGCTTATAAGGACTTGAAGTCTGCAAAGCTTTTAGTCTCTCTTTGGGATGTCTTGATATTCCTATTTTAATAAACTCATTGCATTTAATTACATATAATAAACTCATAATATCTTTCTGTTAAATTGATTGGGCGGAGGTAAGCTTAAGTCCTCTCTTGGTTATTTGGCTGCCCAAACCCTAATGATAGTGCTAATCCTTATCGCCTCCATTACTAAGAACGGGTGGGATTTGAACCCATGTGCTATCAAATTGTTGCATCAGGGAGTCGGCATTCTAAATCATTACTCCCCACTGTAGTAATATCTGTAGAAGCTCTAACTAACCTTATTTATATATTACTATCAATCCATTGTTTTACGAATAGATCTGGGCTACCGAGCCTCTACAGATATTACTTTTATCGGATTATACCTGCATCGAGGATTACCGCTTACTTGGTAGGCATAAAAAAAAGCCCTAGTGAACCTTGGACGGGTCTTTCACTAGAGCCTTAAAATAAATTCTCTGTCCGTCCAAGGAATAATGCAAACAATAGACAATTACAGACAGGTGTCAACTATTTCTTTAAAAAAAGTAACCCCTCTGTTTTGCGCTTATGTAGACCCAAGGCCGATAGAGGCGTGAGGGGTATTCTTATGTAATAACGTATATACCCACAGATAGATGTCAATAAAAACAAAAACAGACATTAAATTAGTAAATAGGGGGGTATTTCGGACAAAGTATGATAAAATTGCCCCTTATTTTATAAAATATTATGGCCAATTTGAATAATCGAGACGAAATCAAGAGAAATACGGACGAAGATCCAGAAATTGAGCGACTAAAGGACGCATTTCGTGAATCTAAAGCTGACATGGGATCTTATGATACCCAAGTTGAACTAAATTATAATACTCGTAACTGCATCTGGCCTGGACAGAACCTACGGACTGGACGCAAGCATGGAACGCCTAATAAGCCTGCCTATCCTTGGGAAGACGCAAGCGACATCAGACCCTTCACCACTAATTCCATCATAGATGAGAATGTGTCGATGTTCTGCAAAGCCTTGTTACGGGGCAATTTGACTGCCATACCATCAGAAGCTAATGATATAGAACGTGCTCGTATGATCACTGAGTATATGAAATATCTGATGAACTCTATACCTGATCTACCAAGACAAGCCAAGATACTAGCTAATTACCAAGAGGAAAAGGCTATAGGAATACTAGGTGTCGCATGGGATACAAAGGAAGAAGATCAGCTTAATACTCTTACTATAGAAGAGATAGCGCAATACCAAGATCCAGAAGACCCTGAGTTTGGCTTAAAGGTGGTAGCACTAATAACTGACAAAGAGCAAGTTAAAGAAGCCTCTGATGTCATAATGACGTTTTACCCTAATATAAAGAGGCGTAAAGCACGTAAGATAGTCCATGATCTACGTGAAAAGGGAGAAGCTCAAGTAGCTGTCCCTACTATTATACATAATAGACCAGCAATTAAAGCTTTAGAGGTCGGTGAAGACATTGTTTTCCCACCTAATATAATTAACCTACAAGATTCCCCTTATATATTCCACAGCGAGTATATGACCCCTGAGCAATTACGATCTAAAGTAGTTGAAGAAGATTGGGACGAAGAATGGGTGGATGAAGTCATTAAGACTACTGTAGGGCAATCAACAGAAGACACCACACGTAGGCAGACCCTTAATGCTGTCCATAATAACCTTGGTGCAGGTGAAGGCTCAGTTGATGAAGCAGCAGGATTTGTAAGAATTACACACGGATATGAAAAAGCATTGACAGAAGACGGTGTTATCGGTGTATTTATCACATCATTCCATTCCGAAGTTCAGGGATGGGGTATGTCAAAGCTTTTGGATTATAAGCCCTCACGCTATCCTTTTGTAGCCTTCCCTAGAGAATACAGAAGTAACAGGCTAATGGATACACGAGGCGTTCCAGAACTGGGCAAAGGTGCTCAGGATGAGATTAAGGTCCAACAGGATTCACGAGTAGACCGCACAGCGATGGTCACTTGCCCACCTAAAGAGCATCCATTAGGCCGTAAACCTTTAAATTGGGGTCCAGGTGACTCTATTGGTGTTAGGCGCAGGGGAGAATACGGTTTTGTAGAGACTCCAGGCGGTAATATTAATGAATCCATAGAGATAGAACAAGCTGTTAGAGACAATCTTAACCGCACATTTGGCAGACCTGTTGATGGTGAAGACCCACAGCATGCAGTTGATATACTACAAGACCAAGTTAATCAGTGGATGCAGAATTGGGTAGAAGTTATCAACCAGATATGGGATTTAGACCAACAATTCGGTGATGACGAGAAGTTCTTCCGTGTTATAGGGTCCAGAGATGCCCAAGCCATGCAATTCATACGTAATGCAGGCGTAGAACGTGTCGATTTCTACTTTGATTATAGTCTATTGAATGCTGATACGGCTAAACTTATAGAAAACCTCGCCATGTTAGGTGATACAGCAGCTAAATATGATAAAGGTGGCACATTTGATTTTGACGAGTGGCTTAAGGCTATGGCTGGAGCAATGGATTCTTCATATGCAGATAGATTTGTACGTTCTACGCAACAGGCGACTGAGGAAGAAGCACGAAAGACACAGGAAGATATAAGTAAGATGGTATCAGGTCAGGTGGTTAATGCCCCTGAGAATGCTAATACTCAGCTACGTATGCAAGTTATAGAGCAATGGATGCAAGGAACAGAGGATATACCTGCTGAAGATGTGCAACAAATGCTACAGAACTCTCCACAGGCACAAGCCCGTATCCAGAAGTATATCGAGCAATTACAGTTTCAAGACACACAACGCCAAAATGCCCTCATAGGCAAACTAGGCACAACACCTGGTAATTCCGTCCCTAGCGCATAATGGCAAAACGTAAAGAATCCCCTGAAGACGAGTTCCGTAGCTTAGTTGACCGCATGCATAATTGTGGAGACTTAAAAGTCTTAAATGACTTTATTACGGAGTTACGTGATGACTGCAAATATCGCAGGTATGACCCTGAGACTATTGCAAGCCCCCAAGCCCTTACCTCTGTATCTGGTGAAGAATTGGCATATGATAACATCCTCACTGTTATCGCTAATTCATTAGAGAATTAACCCCTCAGTAAATAGGGGGGTAAATAAACCACTCTATGATATAATACCACCTTCTAAAGTTCTGTACACTTAAAAATACTGGTATATGATAAATGAAATTGAAGGTGATTCTGTGACCGAAAACGCAGTAGAGGATCAGGTGTCAAACCCTGTACTAAATGAACACAGTTTAGCCAAGATGTTTATGGCAGAGCCCGAAGCGGATACGCAGGAGGAATCTGAAGTAAATAACGAAGTTGAGCAGGAAGCATTTGAAGAACCTGAAGTTGAAGAACCAACTGAAGAATTAGTCGCTGAAACGGATGAGGATATGCATGCGGATTTCAGAGAAGAAGAGGCTGAGACTAAGGAAGAGGAAGCAGAAGAAGGGGATGTTCTTTCTAAACAAGATAAGAGTTTGAAGAAGATGCGGAAACGTATCGACAAGGCTACTAAGCGATTTAAGACTGCTGAGGAGGCGATCCAATCTAAAGAAAAAGAGATTGAGTCACTAAAAGAGCAACTTTCAAGCAAAGGTGAGGCTAAGTCTTCAGGCGAGCAATCATTCAAGGATATTACAAGTGAAGCTGACAGCATAAGCGACCTACAAGCCGTTTATGACAAAGCAGAGCAAGCAGAAGAGTGGATCGAGGATGCATTAGACCAGTTAAGAGACTCAGGAGAGGATAGCTTGGTAGTTAATGAACGTGAATACTCTCGTCAGGAAATAAAGTCATTCCATAAGGAAATTAAACAGGCTTTAAAGAAAGACATACCTGCTAGAGCTAAGATGCTAGAACAACGTCAACAGTATGATGAATATGCGTTGAAAGAGTTCCCATTCTTAGGAGATCCAGAGAGTGATGGTTATAAACAAGTAGAGACTGTGATGCAGAACAGTGCCATTTCAAATGCGTTTGATGGGTTAGCTGAACAATCATATATCTACGGTCTACTCGGTGAAGGCTTATTATCACGTAATGCACGACAAACTCAACAGTCTCAATCTGGGATGGATAAAACCAAGGATACGGTTAAGAAGCCAGTATCAACTCAGAAAGCTCCAAGCGTACCTTTTGTTAGGTCTAACGTAGCAGGCACTAGGAAGACATCAAGCGAGAAGACAAATCAAGTAAAAAGAGAAATTATGAACCGAAAGTCCATTGGGACTAGAGAATTAACAAAGCTGTTCATGTAACAGCGCAATACATAAAATATTATGGCACAAGCAGAATCATTTAATGTGGTGAACAACAAGGAAGACCGTATGGATCTTCTTACTATTGTATCACCTGAAAAGACTCCTATACTATCAGGAATGCCTAAAACACGGGCGCAGTCAGCAACTCTTGCAGAGTGGTTTACTGATGATTACGATAACGTAGAATTCCCTGGGATTAAAGAAGGTGAAGACCAAACAACACACAGCGATAAGACAGCTAATCGTGAAGCTATTGGTAATCGTTACCAAATCTTCCGTAAGGATTATGCGGTTACTGACATCCAAGAAGCGGTAGATACTGCTGGCGTTGGATCAGAAGAAGCTAAAGCAAAAGCAAAGTCTATTGCTGAGTTGAAACAGTCTATGGAAGCAGCTATTGGATCTGATAACGATCTTCAAGTTGGATCTGGATTAGTACCTTCACTTATGCGTGGTCTTGGTGCTTGGGTTAATAACTCAACATCTACTATTCCTAGTGCAGTACGCACACCATCGGCTTCAATCGGAACTACTAGTTCTTTGACTGAAAGCGGATTCAATGATGTTCTTCAGAGCGTATTTGATTCAAGTGGTGTTGTTCAGAACATGAGCTTATTTGCTGGATCAGAGCTACAACGCAAGATCAGTAACTTCACTCGTGCAGATGCAGTAGCTACTCGTCAGCCATTCACTGTTAATAGTGATCAGACAGACCGTGAGATCGTATTCTCAGTTCAGTTCTATCGTGGTGACTTTGCTAATGTTCAGATCATCAGTGATCAGTTCTTAGGTCGTGTTACAGGTGGTGGACAGACTACTCAGTCTAAAGCACGTGGATACCTTCTTACAGACGAGCACGTAAGTGTATCAATCTGGCAGGAGCCTCAAATTCAAGAACAAACAGACAACGGTGGCGGTCCTCGTGGCTTTGCTAAGAGTCGTGGCACACTTTGTGTTAAGAATCCTCTTGCACTCGGTAAGTTTGCTTAGTCTGAAGTTTAATATCTAAAATAGAAAGAAAATATCATGGGTGTATTAACACAAGCAGCACAAAACGGGTGGACACACGTTAAAACTATCAAGTTTGACGATTTCACTGAAACAGTATCAGGAACAGAGGAAGTTATCTCTTGTTTCACAGTACCTAAAGATTCAATCGTTGAAAAAGTAGCTTACTTCCTAGTAACTAACTTTGACGGTGCATCTTCTACTGACCTTACTATTGAAGTAGGCGATTCAGCAGATGACAATGGTTATATCGCAGCTACAATTATCCACGAAGATGCTACTGAAGTATCTAGTGCGATCAATAGTGGTGCATATTTCAATGATGGAACTACAGACAATACCGTAAATGGTAAAGTTTGGGATGGTGCATCTGATACTACATTGACAGCTACATTCAACCCTACAGGTGATTCATTGACTGATTTCACAGCAGGTGAGATCCGTATCATGGCACAGATTACTGATTTAAGTTTATCAGTTTAGTTCGTATCGTTATTCAAGAGGGGTGGGGTTTATTCCCTGCCTCTCTTACCTTTTTACATGGCTAATATAATAATACCAAAGTTTCCGAAGAATGTTACACAGAAGGCGTGGGATCAGTTTTACCGCTGGACTCAAGATGAGCAGATGGCTGATAAAGTTAAGTCTAACTCGTATCTTGAGCTTGTTAAAGGCAATAGCAAAGAACAGGGCCACCACAGGAAGGCCATAGATGGCTTAGGCGAGTGTTACGCAGAGATGGATTCTCGTATGTATCATCGTCAAATGCAGAACGACCCTGATTTCTGGAAAGATCCAAGTAATCATAAGAAGTTCTTTAAAGACAATTCTAAATATCTGAATGAAGGAATGAAAGTTTAATGGCATTAACAACCACAGTTCAGAAGATTAGAGATAAATTTGCAGGCTTATGTGGCCTGGATAAAGACAATATAATTACAGATGATGCAGCAGCGTTTCTGGAATTTCTTAATTTAGCAATAGATGAAGTCTGGCTACAGGCTGAGTGGCCCTTTGTTATGCGTATTATCGCAGAGCAGACAAATGCAAAGGCATTCGTAGACCTATCATCTAACACTGGTATCAGCGAGGTCGTAAGAGTCTATGATGTGCATCCTTATAATGCAGTCTTAGGTTCAGTAATAGAATACAGCGATTTCCGTAGAGTTGAGGATGCTGATACCGATGGTTTATATGTTCCCGATGCAGGAGCAGCAACAGCAGTAGCAGTAACAACCCTGACAAGCTCAGGAACGACCGCTACATGCACTACAACAGCCGTACATGGCTTAGAGGCAGGTCAGTCCGTAATCATAGCTGGAGCAGGCGAGAGCGACTATAACGGCACATTTGAGGTGGTTACAGTTACTAGCACTACGGTGTTTACATACACGATGGCTGCCGATCCTGTAGATACAGCCACAGGCACAATAACGTCAACTAAGGCGACAGTATTTTTAGAGCATAGGATAGCAACACCAGTATATACATTGGTTACTGATACTCCACCAAGGAGGTTAGAAAACTACCTAGCTTATAAGACAGCAGCTACATGGTATTTAGGTGAGGGCCAATTTGATAAGGCTAACCAAATGACAGGCTTAGCTGAGAACACAATTTTAAACGAAAAAGAACGCCTTGAGCGTCAAATGAGTCAACAACCATCTCAACGTGTTGGGGTGAGAGTATCAGGAAGAGTATAATAATATGAATAGCAATATAAACAATTTAAGTAACAGCTTAGTTCCGACTAAGGATAACGCAGGCACAAGTATACCAAGTCAGTCTAAGGCTGTATCTAGCTCATCTGTAGCCCTAATAGCAACACCACTAAATAATGCGACTGACATGGTTGCATGGACAGTGATGGATGCAGGTATCTATGTAACATTTGACGGCACAGCAGCTAGCTCATCTAATGGTCATTTGATAGCATCAGGCACAAGCGGTGAGTGGTCTAAGGCTACAGCAGCAGCAGCATTAGCGATACGTGATGATGCGACAGATGCTCGTGTTCAGTTTAGTGAATTTCAAACTCGCTAAGACATGGGTTTACTAGGAGAAGGCGTATTAGGCTCTAACGGCACAGGTGGTGGCGGAGGAGGTGGTGGTGCTGGCCTTAATGGAGAAGAATTAGAATTTGTCACTGACACAGGTGCAGGGTCAACCGCACTACTTGGTGGACAGAAATTAACTGATGCATCGGCTGCTTTAGATGCTGGCGGTATTAATTCAATTAGTGTTTTAAATGGTGCTAATGCAGCTACGATGGTTGCTTCTGGTCTTGAGACAATAGCGATAGGGCATGATGTCAGGGCTTTAGGTGATTACGCAGTATCAATCGGTAGTGGGGCTGAAGCCGATAATACTGGTTGTACTAGCGTTGGATACAAAGCTGGCGCAGGAACATCAGTCTCGCTAGGAATCAGGGCTACCTCAATAGGATATTTATGTGGTGCTACAGTAGGAGTAGAGGCAGTAAGTGTTGGTAGAAGTGCAAATGCTAAAGGCGATAAATCTATTGCACTTGGTTGGTTCACTGAGACTACAACAATATCAGATGGCGCAGTAGCAATCGGAGGATTAGCAGATTGCAATGGAGAGGGTTCTGTCTCTTTGGGTGGCGGTCTAGCTACGGGCGCACAAGCAATGTCAGATGGAGCTATTGCTATTGGTGGAGCTATTGGTGCTACCGCAGCAGCAATCGCAAACACTGGAGATAGGGCAATGGCAATAGGTTCAGGTGCAGTTGCTACGGCAGCAGATTGCGTAAGCGTTGGTATAGGAACAAACTCTACAGCAAACACATTTCAATTAAATGCAATGAAGTTGGTTGTTCCAGCGACTACAACTACTAGAGCAGGTATTAACTCTCCACATGGAACAGCACCTACAACACCCGTAGATGGTGATATATGGACTACTACGGCAGGCTTATATGTTCGTGTAAACGGATCAACAGTCGGCCCTCTATCTTAATTTAAATAAACAATATTATGGCATTAAACAAAACATTAAAAGGGCGTGGAAACGCTGACGTAACATATCACATGATACCATCTATCTCAGGGTCCAAAGACTTATCAGATGGAACATACTCATGTAATTTTAACTTAATAGGCTTTGTGGATGAGGCTACAAGAACTGCTAACCTCGGTCACCTTAGCGTTAAGAGCTATAATATGGGAGTCACAGGCGAGCAGATGGCACACATTATAGACTATCTCGGTTTATATCCTCATGTGAAGGCTAACGACCCTGATTTCACAGACGCAGTAGACGTATTATAATGAGCAAGAAATACATTATAGATGAATCCTTAGTTCTTGGGTTGCTTAAATATTTAGGCACACGTCCACATAGCGAGGTCAGAGATGGTGTAGATGGATTAGAAGGCTTAGAAGAAGCATTAATTAAAACAGATAGCGAGTAATATTATGGGTGGAATGCTAGGAGGAGGAATTTTAGGAACAGATAGCGGTGGTTCAGCGGCTTCTACAGCTATTGAGGTAGCTACAGATAAAGGCAACTGCGTTGTTGCTACAACAGAGAATATTAGCCTCTCAGACCCCTCCACATGGACCGTAGCTAATACTATTGATGGTGTTAGTTTAGTATCTAATGCAGATGCAGGGCTAGACTATATATTAGTTAAACACCAAACGGATTCAACTGAGAATGGCATTTACACGTGGAATGGCACAGGCAATGCGATCACACGATCTCATAATGCAAATGAGAGTGCAGACTTCAGGCAAGGTGCAGTAGTGCATGTTGATGCAGGAACAGTTAATGGTGATTCAATTTGGCATTTAGCTAATATCGGTAAAGGTCTTGTATTAGGCACAACGGAATTATTCTTCCGTATGATAGCGGCTGACAGAGAGACAAGTAATATTATATATGTTGGTGGTCAACATGCTACTGATACTAAGTCTAGTGGTGAGATATATAGCCACCATGTCCCTTATGCGACTGTGCAATCGGCTATGACAGCAGCTACCTCTGGTGATATATTATTAGTGCGTGATGGAGATTACACAGGAGAAGGAACTATAACTAATACTGCTGGAGTAGATGTGGTGTTAGATTATGGAGCATCTGTAACTGAAACAGGGTTAAGTATAATTGACAGGGAATTTGACCCATCTGGTAATTTAACTCTAGGTGGCAACTTAGAGGTTGAGGGTAATGTAGGTTTTTATAATACCACACCCGTAGCACAGCAAACAGGTGTCGCTGTAAGTGCAGCAGGCATCCACGCAGCCCTAGTTAACCTTGGTTTAATAACAGCATAACATGGCGTATGATAATACCATACCTATCCTACGGGAGCAAAAGAATGAGATAGTCGAGCAAGGGCTAACCTTAGACTCCATAGATAGTAAGCTAACAAGTCAAACTACAGGCGTAACACAATTAGACCAGAAGGATTTAATAATACATTTAGTATCATTACAAGAGGACTTACTAGAGGTATCAAGACAGATTTTAGAACAAATTAAAGCCCTTAGAGGGGGTGAATTTTAACATTAAAGATTATGGCGAGAATAGATTATAAAAATGACGTAACACGGGCAGTAGAAGAAGCTGAAGGTTCTGATGGACGGTTAAATGTATCATCAAGATCAGACGGAAGACCTTATTATAACTCACGAGATGAAGAACAATGCTATACAGTAGCTTTTGACTTTCAAAGTGCAGCAGCAGGTGAGTTTGGAGTTTACTGGAAGAATACAAATTCTAGCGGAAAAGATTTAGTTATCTCATCCGTTGGTATTAATTCCGTAGAAGCTTCTAGGATTAAACTTTGGTTTGTATCAGGAACAGCAGCAGGTGGAACAACATTAGTTCCTACTAACCTTAATCGTCACTCATCTAATGCGGCTACAGCTACAGCGATGGAAGGCGGTAGTGCGGCTACAGGTATCACAGGTCTAACAGGAGAAGCGTTAATTGACTTTGCATATTGTACAGCTACAGGCCATGAAGAGTTCCGTCTATCAGATAGAATTAGATTAGGTCAGAATGATGCTATTGCTATTGAGTATGACGAAGGTACTACTGGTGATTTCAGTGGTGTTATCTTTGGCTTTTACGAATAAAGATGGCAGTCCCCGTAAAGATAGCTGGCACTATAAAAGGTGGCGAGCTTAGAGAGGCAGACCTTCACCGTAGAAATGGTGATACAGGTCTTGTCGTCTTTGCAGAGGATTTAAGGGCTAAGACGCAGAAATCAGGATTTGCAATCAACTCAGATTTTGGATTTGAGATGGCTGTAGATGGTCAGTTTGGTGGAACACCTGATGTAGTGCATGTGGGTATAAGTGATGGAGTTAATTGGACAGGTAGCAATATAGTAGGTGGTAAAGGTAACTTTGATAGTGGAGATAGAGCTAATAGTGGAACAGTTAGTGTTAAGTGGGATAATATGGCCCTTAATGATATTATTGAGTTTGATAAAGGTTCTGATATAACTGCTTCTAATCATGTTGCTGTGACAATGTTTGTTAATGTAGACAAGGATTGGTCCGCAGGAGATTCTATAGAGTTATATGCGTATGACACAGGTTCTGCAACAACAGTAGGTAACTCTATAGCTATAGAGGATTATATAAATGAGTTCTCTTTTGATATTTGGCAGAGCGTTACAGTCCCATTTTCAGACTTAGGATTAAGTGATACTGATTTTGACGCTTTCCGCATGGCACATACCGCTAAGGGTGGTGGCAAGTCACCTAAGTTTTATATTGATGACTTCCAAGTTGAGGAGACAGGAACACCAGCAATATTTAAGGTAGAGCCTGACTTTAATGAGATATTTAATGTTGAAAGAATGACACTTACATTTATTGATGCACTAAACAATACCTTAGCATCAGGGACTACTCCTAGTATAAGTTATGATAAGATTCTAGGTGAGACTAAGCTTACAACAGGCATTCAGCTTCTCAGGATACAATCTGAAAGCATTAAGTTTGGAGCAATAATAACTTGCATAGGAGACTTAACCAGGGGTGGTGCAACTATTAGGGATAACTACGGAGATGGAACAAATACAGTAATATCATTTGATATAGATTTCAGCGTACCTGTTCCCTTAGACCCTAGAAGTAGAGATAGCCTGTCAATTACTATTAGTGATAATTTAACAGGACTAATAAGCTTTACTGCTTTAGCAAGAGGCTACACCACAGACTTAGATTAATGAACTTAACTTTAGATATAGATCAAGAGCAAAAGCTTAGTAGGGATTTCTCTAATAAGGTAATTGATAGTTTTAAGGACACATCTAACCCTGTTACTTGCGGTAATTGCTACTCTTGTTGTGCGCTTGATGTTAAGTGCTTCCCAGAAGAGGCTAAGAAGCTTGCTGAGATGGTTATTAATGAAGAGGTAGAGATTGATATTAAGAAGCTTGAGAATCGAGTCAAAGGCAGCAAGGAATCAAAAGATAAGTGGTGTTCATTTCTTAAAAAAGGCAAATGCTCAGTGTATGACAATCGCCCTATCACCTGTTCAAGAATGTTAGTAGTTAGTGACCCAGAGAATTGCAAGGACACAAATAATAAAGCAGTAGCACAGGTAGAACCTAAGATGCTTGATAAGAGGTGGCATGTATTGGCATCCACACACGGCAAGGTGGTTCTTCATGTAGCACTATACAATTTATTGAAGAAAGAAGGATTTGTAAACTAATGATTACATTGTTACTTAGTCTATTTGCAAGCGGAGGAGGAGTTGCATTAGGCGGTATCTTAAAAGCAGCAACAGGCGTAGTAGCATCAGGAGCACACAGGAAGGAACTAAATGTCCATAAAGAAATACTTAGAGAATCAACCGACAAGGAGGCGTTATTGGCTTTTCAAGAGGCTGTCTTTGGCAATAGTGAAGTGGGCATTTTTGCTGTCCATACTCGCAGGATTCTGGCTATTATCGGGGTGTGTACACTCGCAGTCGTCACAATCCACTGTGTCCTCTTCTCCTACGATCCCTTCATCACATTGCCGTCCGTTGCCAGTAGCTCCGAAGGAGGAAGTTGGTCAATCCTCGGTCTTATCACGATACCGAGAAGTAATGCACCGATACAGCTTACGCTTGGGCATCTTGCACTAATGAATTTAGGATCACTACAGATGGTATTAGGCTTTTATTTTGGAGGTAGGAAGTAATGGGTATTGATGAGCAGAGTATAAAGAATCAGCTAACTGATCTGTTTAAAAAGACAGACAATCACACTGAGAGGATAGCTGCTATTGAGATCATTATGGGTAACAACTCAAAGATGATAGAGGCTATTAATAATTCATCTAATGTGATGGAGAAGTGGGTAGCAGATGCCCATAGAGTTTTGTATGGTGATGAGAAGATCGGTGTAGCTGGATTAGTAAAACAACACAATAAGATGTGGGTATATACTCAGAGGATATTGATTGGTGGCGCAGTAGGCGTTTATCTTCTGAAAGAGTTAAATTTATTAGATAAGTTAGCATGAGTAGATATAAAAACAAGCAGCAGAGTATGGATGATGTTTACGTCGAGAATGGCGATAATCACTTCATGGGTTTTGACACTAGGTTACACCCTACCTTGTTGCCTGCTGGCGTTGTACAGGTATCAGAGAACATGCGCTTAGATAACCTTAATGCCACTGTGCGTAAAGGTATAGACCGTATTAGCAATGATGTAATTACAGAGGGTAATGCGCTTACGCTTCCATTTGCTTTAGGTAGTAGTATTCCTTTATCTACAATTGATGCTTATGATTCTATAGGTATTGCAACATTAACTAATGCACCTAGTCCAGCCATAACTAATAATGACACATTAGAGGTTACAGGAGCATCTGATGCAGAATATAATAGTCATTCTTCATGGTTTAGTGTTGGTGGATTAAACTACCTTTATATTTTAGATGGCACTCCTGCTAGTGACCCTGCTGTGTTAGGTTCACAAACCAGTCCAGACTTTCCATTAGCATCACCTGTAGAGGCATTAAAGCCTGGTGTTGAGTATAAGATAACCACTTATAACTCCCCTGATGACTTCACTAATATCGGTGCTAGTGCAAATCAGGTGAATGAGGTATTTACAGCTACAAGCGATGCAGAACCTACTAACTGGACAGGAGCATCGGTATTAACTAGGACAACACTTACTGCATCTGGATTACTTGGTTTAGTTACAGATGGTGTATTTGCTACATGTTTATTTTCAGATGTAGAGACTAATAAAGAGTATGTGGCTATGGCTACATCTACAAAGTGTATTCTTGTTAATCCTGACGATACAGGAAACCCTATTAATATAGCATACGGAACAGATTTAATTTTAGAGCCATCAGATGCATCAGATATAGTCCAAGTAAATAATGGCTTACTGATAAATATGGGTAAGCTTAAAAAGGCTATTGAGTGGGATGGTAATGTTTCTTCAGTGGCAGATCATCGTGCAGCAGATGTTACTGTAGCTAGTAATGTGGTAACTGTAACACTAGGTGCGACACATGACTTTCATGTAGGTGATAATATGCTTGTAAGTGGTGCTACACCATCAGACTTTAATGGAACTTTCCCTATAACTGCTATTACGAGCACTACATTTACGTATGCATTAACTTTAGGTGACCAGACAGCGACGGGGACTATATTAGTATCTAAGGTAGCTACATTTGAAGAGGTGGCTGATACTAACGTAACAGGTTTCTTGAGTATGCCAAAAGCAGACTTCAGCACATACCATCCTTTTGCTAGGTTGATTGTTCCGTTGCGTGTTCTTGAGTTAGACATTGATACATCACTTACATCAGTAGGCACTACAGCGACAGCTACAACTACTTATAATCACGGTCTACAGGTTGGTGACAGGATTACTATGACAGGTGCAGCTAACCCTGAGTATAATGGCATTAAAGAGATATTAACTACGGGTGATAAGACATATACTTACGCTATTACAGGCACACCTACATCACCCGATACTGGTGCTAGTATTACATGTGAGATAGATGTAAGAGATCAGTTTATCATATCTGATATATATGACCACAGAACATACGACCCTGTTAATAACCTATTTAGGATTAATCGTGGTGCTGCTGACCAATTAATAAGCTTCTTAGTATTCCAAGAGGATAACTTAGTAGCATTATATCAGAGGTCTATACATATCATCTCTGGATTAAACACAGCAGAGTTAAATGATAGCCAAGTGCGTCAGGTAACATCTGAGGTAGGTTGTATCGCTAGAAAGACAGCTACTATTGTTGGTAACAAAATGATCTTCTTAAGTGAGCATGGTGTTTATATGTTAGAGATCACACCTGAGTTAAACCTTAGAGGTGTAGATGTTCCGTTATCATTTGACATACAAGATGAATTTAGAGGTTTAAATTATGACTTCATTGATAAGTCTGTAGGAATATACTTTAATAACCGTTATTACATTGCAGTTCCATCATCAGGTAGTGAGCGTAATGATGTAGTTTATATTTATAACTTCCTTAATAAGAAGTGGGAGTCTAAAGATACATTTGTAGGCTCATCTAACTATATTGATAATTGGGTTATATGCCAGAAGGACGGACAAGATAGATTGTTTGCTTCATCAGTTGAGGGTGCATTGCAGTTATATGAAGAGTTAGAGCTTGATGAGATCCCTATAATTGAGGCAGGTCCATTTGTAAACACTGAGATTGCAGGCAAGTTGACTACACGTAGATACGTAGGTGGATCAAATAACACAGTTAAGAAATTTAATAGAGGCACAGTAAACTTTGAGGTAGGAACTTCAGATGCCTTTACAGTAACAGCTACAACAGAGAACCCTGAGACATCAGTAACGGGGCTAACTGAGGTGGCTACAGCAGATGAGGATAAACATAAGAGATTCCGCATCAATAAACGTGGCACTGGTGTCGAGTTAGAAGTCAACACAACTGTTGGCAGACCTACTATACGTAGTATCTCAGCAGAGTCTACAGAAACACAAAGAGCAAATAAATCTTTTGAATAAATAATATTATGGCAACAAATGTAACACTACAAGCAGGCAAAACGTGGGTAACAGGTGAGTCTGTAACCGCAGCAAAATTAAATACCTCACAGACAGGGGCGCAAACATTGGTCAATGACATTGATACGGGATCTAGCGTATCTAGTGGTGGTTCAGATATATTTAAACAGAAGGCAACTAATGACCTTGAGTTTAAGGGGATTGTAGGGGGAACTAATATAACCCTATCTGAGAGTGCTACTGATATTACTATTAATAATGATTTGACAGCAGCATCAGGTAGTAATTATATAGATGTTGGTAGTAAACGCCAAGCGTGGTTTACTGGAACGTCTGCTACAACAGAGACATCACAGGTAATTAGCTTTGGAGGTATTTTTTCTAGTGTAGACACTGTTTTGGTTTCTACTGATTATCCTAATTGTAATAGCAGTTCTAATAGCTGGTTTCAGCTTTGTAGTTTTACATCTGCATCAGCAACAGTCTTTTCTCAGTCTGACGGATCACTTGGAGCAGGCACACCGATCACTCCAAGAATATTAGTCATTGGAGTTCCAGTGTAACCTTGTAATTAATTTTAAACAATATAACATATAAAATATCATGGGATTATTAGACTTTTTTAGTGGTGGCGCAGAAGAGCCAGAAATGATGAGTGGCGCAGAGATGGCAAGGGAAACCGTTGGAGCGCAAGAAGTATTCTTGCCTGAGCGTGAGCGTTTACGTGAGCAGTATGGTAGCCAAATAATGCAAGGCGCATTAGGTCGTGCTGGAACAGCAAGGAGTGGCTTAAGCGGTATAGCAGCAGGCCAAGCACAAGATATATCCAGAGATCGGGGTATATTAAACCGAGGTGATATGGACATGCTTAGGCAGCAGTCACAAGGGTTTACTGGTGCTGAAAGGTTACAGGCTTTATTACAGCAACAAGCAGAGGATGAGCTAGCTTTAGGCGGTCAATTGTCTAATGAGGAGATGAGGAATGTAGATCAACTCACACAGCAAGCCACACAAAGGCAGGGAAGGGGTGCAGGAGCGTTTAACGTAGGCCAGCTAGCCCTCGGTAGGCAAGGAGCAGTAGATGCCCGTAAAGCTCAACGTAGGCAGTTTGCTGGACAGACAATTGGTAGTGGGCTAGCGGTATCTAATCCGTTACAAAGGATAATGCAACAGAACACAGCAGCAGCAGGGAGTTTACCGCAGAGGTTAGGGCAGACTTTACAGTTTGCAGACCAAAATACAGTAAACTTTGACCCTATTAACCAGAATGTAGCTAATGCGGCACAAGCACAGTTTGCGGCTGACCAAGCACAATACCAAGCTGATAGAAGCTTCCTACCTGATTTAATAGGTGGTGGGCTAAGTATGGCAGGATCTATCTTTGGTGGACCAGCAGGAGGTATGCTTGCTAGTAAGATATTTGGCGGTGGAGGCGGAGGTGCATTCCCTCAAGGTCCTGTTACACAGACAGCACCAGGCGTTACAAGATTCGGTAGATTAGATTAATAGAAAGGTTTTATTATGGCAACAATAGGAGAAGGATTAGCATCATTTGGTAGGAATTACGCTGCTGGTAAACAAGCACAGGCTAACTTGGCTTTACAGAAGGAGGCACAGAAGCTACAGAAGGATCAACTTCAGCTCAGGCAGGATATGTTTGATCAGGAGATGCTGCTGCAAACTGCTAAACAAGCAGAAGTTGATAGACTTAAGGGTGCTATACGGGGATCTCAGGAGTTTATAAGGAATATGGAGGCTAAGAAATCAGAAGCCGTTCCATTTATACCTGATGAAACAATGGATATTCAGTCAATGAAGATTTCTACCCCTGAAGTTGCTCCATTAAAACAAGGCCAAGGGTTAGAGTTTGGTGCTAAAGGTGTATCTAGGGCTGATAGCTTTATATCTGATATGGTTAAGGACTCTGAAGCAACACCAACATTATCTCTAGGAGATGTGCCAGAGGGAGTTACACAAACATTTGGCACACTGCCAGAGATAGCCAAACCTGAAAGAAAGTCAGCAATAGATTTTGCATTAAACACTGTTAGAGAATCCAAGAAGAAAGACTTATTGCAACGAGCTAAGTTTCATGGACTTAATTTCTTCCCTACACTATTTGAAGCAGGTGGTATAGTTGTTGATAAAGTTGAAGGTTTATTAGGTTTATCTGATAGTGAGTTTGTTAAGGCTACTAAAAAGCTTGAGAAGGAGTATAAGGCAGAGAGATTAAAGGAAGAAGGCAATGGTAAGAAAAAGGAAAAACCTGAACCTACACCAGAACCAATAGATCAAGGGTTGTCACTAGATCAAATGTCTAAAGGTGGATTAGAAGGTGTCCCTGAATTAAAAGCACAAGAGGATGTGTCATTTGTAACTGAGAGGGGCCAAGATGCTGTAGTTGCTGTATTTAAAACAGATGATGAGATTGCACAAGAGGTTGAGCAAGGCTTATTAAATATTGATGGATTCCTAGAATTACCACAAGCTACACAGAAGGGTATTAGAGATGCTGCTTTTATGGCTAGAGATGAGCGTAGGGCTAGAGAGATGCATGAGGCTACTGTAGGCAATACAAAGGCAGATATAGCTACTAAGGAGATGAAGTTAGCGGCTAGTGAAGCTGAGATGAATAGGATGCGCATGAGAGGTGGAGCACCTGAAGAGGATGCACATAAGTTGCGCTCACAATATCATGGTTTAAATACTATTAGAGATTACAATACTGTTCAGGCTGCATTTGAGAAGATTAGGTTCTCAGGCGACCCTAAAAGGACACCAACAGCACAAAGCGATCTATCATTAATCTTTGCATATATGCGTATCTTAGATCCTAATTCCGTTGTTCGTGAATCAGAGTTTAAGTTAGCTGAAAATGCTCAAGAGTATTTCGGTAAGCTAATTGAGAATGGTGAGCTTACAGATAGAGAAATAGGAATGTTGCCGATCATCAAACAACAGCTTGAGCGTGTTCAGACAGGGCGATTATTACTTGATAGCAGTAGGGACAATATGGTCAAGGAGGCTGTCGGTGTATTTAAAGGACAAGTTACCACAGCAGTAAAGGGTATTAGGCAATACACAGACTTTGAAGATGAGCAAGGCTGGCGTAGTGGTACAGTTGTACCAGTAGAGGATAGGGCTTTATTGAAAAGCTTTGATAATGGCACACTATTAGGCAGTATGACAGATGCACCTACAGGTGAAACACAAGTTGGTCGATTCACAGTTAAAGAAATAAAATAATATGCCACAATATCAATTAACATCACCAGACGGAAGAAGTGTTATAGTTACAGGCGAGAGCGCACCTAGTGAGCAGGAAGCTGAATCTATATTTCAATCAATGGGCGTTAGTGATAAGGTCCAACGTCAACCCAAGAAAACTGAAGCATCAGGATATGCTAAACAGACCTTTGAGCAATTCAAGAATCAGGCTAAGATTGATTCTGAGAAGTCATTAGGTGAACAGTCATTAGAGTTTGGTGCTGGTGTTGGTAGAGGTATATTGCAGATGGCTCGTATGGGTGCTAATGCTGTAGGTGAAACATTTACTGCGGCCCAAGAAGGTGAATGGGGTAAGATTGCTAAAAGCTTACCTGAAGGTGTAGCTAAGGCTGTATTTGACATAGGTGAGATGGGTGAGGCTATTGGTGGCCGTATAGGTGATCAGTTTGTAGGTGATGAAGAAGCATTGCAGCGACAGTTTGCTAGATTCCAACAAGACCAATTAGATGCCCAAAAGAGGCAGAGAGGGTTTGTATATACACCAGAAGAGACTCTACATAATTTAACAGAGACAGCAGCGATATTTGGCGACCCTACTAATCTTATAGGTTTAGGTGTAGCTGGTAAATTAGGTAAGGTATCTAAGTTAGGTGCTGTAGCAGAGAAGACAGGTGCAATCCTTGATGTACCATCTAGAGTTGTAAGGTCTGGCTTAAAGGGTGGAGTTAAGTTGGGTGCTAAGGGTGCTGAGATAGGCTTTAAAGCGTCTAGGATTCCCCTGAAGATACTTTCGGGTGCTGGTAAGGGCACAGAGTTCATTGCAGGAATACCAAGGCGTACAGTGGCTGCTGTAATAAGTAAATCATTAGGTGTAGCTGGAGGTTCTAGGTCATTAGGTGGTTTAACTAAATTAGGTGGTATTGCTACAGGTCCAACAGGTGCTAGCTTAATAGCGGCTGAGGCATTAGGTGGCGTAGCTGCTAAGTCAAGTAAATTAGGTTTACAAGCTGAAAAGGTATTGCATATATTAGGTGACCGCAGTAGGCAGGCAAGATTTATAGATGAGGTATTATTGGACCCTACAATATCAAAGTCAGTCAAAAAAGGCGTAAAGCTTGCAGGACTTGGTGGAGGTAGAGCCTTAGACCTAGCGTTTAATTCTATAGCTAATGGGGTGACTACAGCCACACTACAAGGTATTTTAACTAAGATGGCTACAGATGACCCTGGAATGATAGGTGAAGCTGTAGGTGCTGGTGGATTATTTGGTGCTGCTATTCCCGTAGGACCAGTCCAAAGTAGGTTGACTCCAGAGCAATTAAATGGTGTAGCCCGTAAGCGCATTGAGAATTGGGCTGAGAAGCAACAAGTAGAGAATTTAGGTAACATGTCTGCACAGGATAAGACTATGATTACAGCATTAGCATCAGGCGTAAACAATATGGATATACGCTTAATGGATGCAGATAGCTTTAACATGTTCTATGAGTCTGAAAAGGGTGGTGTGAACAAAGATAATACTGCTACTATCATTGATGATGATGGCGTAATATGGGTAAACTCAGACCATAAAAACAGTAGTCCTGAGATTATTAAAACAATGACTGACCGTGTTGGTGAGGATTACCTTGATGCTAACCCTGATGCAATGGATTCAGTGGTTAATTCATTCCTCGATGATGATGGCATAGCTTTAACACATGCTAATGGCGATGAGGTTAAGGTTGGTGGAGACTTCGGCAGGGAGATAGAGCACTACAACAGCCAGCAGCCTGATGGTGCTCAGATAACAACTACACAGCAAGCGGTGCAGAAATACTTAGAGATCCAAACCACTTCATTGTTCAATAGAAATAACCCTAAATTCATTAAGACTTTACCTGTTGAAATGCAACAAGTGTTACGTGATGTATCACATTCAGCACTAGGTAAGATTGGATTAGTTGATTCATCTGGTAATGGGTATGTCGGTAAAGATGTACCTGTTGCACTGAAAGGTATGGCTAAGAATAATGAGATTAAGCAGGGTATAAAGAATTTAGATAACCTTAATAAATCATTACAAGGCGAGCAGGTATTAACACTTAAACAACAAGCGGCAGAAGCAAATAGAACGCTTAAGGCTAAGGAGAGGGCTGCTCAACTTAAGCAACGTAAGGCTGAGAAAGACCAACGTGCTAAGGATGATATTAAGCGTAAGGATGATATTGCTAAGGCTAATATATCTAGGAAGCAGATGATATTTGATAATGCTGAAAAGATCAGGAATGAGACAGCACAAGGGAAAATTGATAGGCTTGATAAAGTAACTGCTAATAAAATAGCTAACAAGTTTAAGATTGAGGAAGATAACCAATCTAGGGCTAATAGAAAGTTTATTGAAGATCAAGAATTGCGCTTAAAGAAGGATAGGATCAAGCAAGATATAGCTAAGGCTAAAGAGGAGAAGAAAGCTACTAAGAAGCTTGAGAAGGAGTTAGAGCAAGCTGAAGCTGAACAAGCATTCAATGATGAGTTACATAGGTTAATAGATGAAGTTAATCAGGATATAGCCATACAAAAGGTTAAGAATGAAGAACTCAGAATCCAAGAGGAGAATAGGGCTAAGGAGAAGGCTAGGGCTGAAGATGAGGTCCATAGGTTACAAGCTGAAGCTGACTTAGATCAATTACAGGGTGATTTAGAATCTATTAGAAGACGTATCATTGAGGAGCAAAGGAGTGTCCCTAATAAGGATACTGGACGTAAAGAGAGGGATAAGGTCAGATTTCAGACAGCTGCTAAACAGAACAAAGGAATTAATAAGGCTCGTATTGTTAAGATGCCTAATGGTAATTGGCAGTCTGTCGATGGAAGGCAACTAGGCAAAGTAGAAGGTGCTGTTATTGATGCACACGCTAATGACCATGCATACAAGCTACAAGAGTCTGTTGATGACCTTACACCTGTCCGTATTGATGCGGTAACTACAGGCGCAGAGAAGGGTGCTGAGATAGCCCCAATCAGTAGCACTTACTATGTATTTAACTTTAATGTGCCTGCTGGCAAGAACACTAAGACTAGGGTTACAACACACTTAATTGATACTAATGTAATGGCAGCTATGCATGGGGCATCACTAGCTGATGTAAAGCAAGCTATGATTCAGGTTGATGCATTCTACAAGAAAGGTGGTAATGCAGAATCAATACTTAAGTCAGTGGACTTTGAGAATAATATAGTAGTTAAGGCTATGAGAGATGATGACTCTTTAAATATTACTGAACCTAGAAAAGAGCTAGGCACAGAAAAGAGCAGAGAGGCAGACATTAGGACTAGAAGTGGAAGTGAAGTTTTTAAAGCTATCGACTTTCACAATATGGTTAATGTCATACCTCTACCTGATCCTTTTTAAAGTTGAAACACACACTCAGTAAACAGTGGAACTTCTGTAGCTTCACCATGCTCATCTTTCCATTACTGCTTAATGTGATCCCACCTTTTTCTCCTAACAATTAAGCTTATGTTAGTTCCTGTAGTATTATATATCCTGCCAATATCTGCGTAACTATAATCACTAGACTTATGTAGTTTTCTTATGTTTATGACATCATGCCCTTTGAGCTTTGAAGATCCATTTGTTTCCCCGAAATTTCTAGTCCCATGCTCTATCTGTCTGCCTATATTATCCTTATGAGACTCCCATATTAAATTATCTAAACTATTATTATTAGGGTTTCCATCTATATGAGAACCCTCAAATCCTTTTGGGCAAATTCCTTTAAATGCTTCTAATACCGCCCTATGGGTATAGAGCGTCTTACTGACTCCTTGATAAGTCATGGTAAACTTAACCCTAAGGGTATGTTTAGTTATGGGTGATTGCCTTATTATTTTTTCTGGCAAGACACGTGGAGTGTTATTTTTTCCATCAACAATCCGCTTTAGACTCTTTACCCTGCCTAGATTACTTACTTGGTATAAGCCCTCCCAGTCAACCACATTTTTCCATACTTCCTTCATATTTAATCTCTCTGTTAAATTACTTTCATTAATATTATATGGCAGGCGGTGAAAGTTTCCGCTTTTCAGGAGCTACCCTAGCCACATATAAAGATAATCTACATTTCTAGCATGTCAACACTTTCTCCGTACTTGTCCTTAAATGCTTGTGTCTGTGAGTCTAAATCAAAGACAACCTCTGCCTGTATCCTACCCACATCTAAGGGTGCTATATGCTCAAATGCCCTCATTGATAGGTCAAGGTCAGTCTTATGGTCTGATCTGTCCGTATTAACGACAACCACTTCCTCGCCACCCCATCTAACAGTTAGCTCAGTCCCTAAGGGATAAAGCCACGAAGCGCATGTGAAGGCGTGAGGGTCAAAAGGTTCACCACTAGCTGTCAAGTTTCCTGCGTGATCATCGCCATACCACGTCACCTGAGCAAGGACTACTATTACTGCTGTATTAAATGTCATATTGTTTTTTTCCTTTAGTATTAATTGCAGGTTCCCAACCAAATCTTTTTTCACCCTCTTTCCTGCACTGTATAGCATCGTTAATATTATCAAATAAACCAAGATGGTAGCTCTTTCTTTTATGCATAATTCTAGCTTGCCATTTATTGCATAAATCATTCCACACTATACCCCGATGTCCGCTATTATTAGTCTTACATGGACCCGAATTTCTAGCGTTCTCCATATTGCTAAGGAATCTTAAATTTACCCTTCTATTATCTAATTTAGCACCATCTTTATGGTCAACACATGTTCCTTTTTTAGCATTCATGATATGCCTATGCATAAATATATTTGAGGTAGATCCATTTTTTTTCTCCTTTACCGATGCACCACGACAAGCATACCCTGCTCCATTCTGGCGATACCATTTATACTTAGATAACTCCTCAAAGTCATCTGCATCCACAAGTGCTGTGCCCTTATTATTAGCAAGCTGTATTAATCTATAATTAAAGTCTATTTTCATAATTAATATATCATTGTTGCTTGTTCAAAATCTGTGTTAATCAAAGGTCTTACTTCCTCTGCTAGCTCTTGTCTTGCCTGATGCGCTTTACCACGCAGGAAAGGGTTATGTTCTTGTATCTTACGTCTACAGCGACTCATAGACTCATGGCTAGGTAATACCTTCTCCTCTTGTAGCTTTGATATAGCCTCATAGGAGTAGCCATTAGTATCATGTGTCATACTGATTACAGCCCTAAATAGAGCGTTATCATTGTCCCTTGTGCGTGGGTTATCTTCTAGTGCTTTTATTACTTTATCTTGTGTATTCATTTTAGTCTATGTTTAGTTTTGATTTGGGTGGAACAACTGAAGCGACTAGCCAAGGATTGGTTATTAGGAGTTATATTAGTCGTTAATCTGTTGTTCTGCTATTCGGTCATTTGGATGTATTTATATCAATGGTTCTTCTATTCGGAGTTCCTTTGTTTTTTAGTAAGTGCTCTAACCACTGAGCTAATCCCCCATAGAGCCTACTTAAATAAGCTCTAAGGGAGATGAGGGATTTGAACCCCCGACCAATTACGCTATTATTTACATATCCAAAATGTATGTTGAATTAACTGTCAACGTCAGCTTGCAACGAGAAACCGATTTCTCTACGGTTTAAAGGTACCGAGCAACCTTGCCCTACACGCACCACTCGCCTCAATTGTTCCACCCAAATCATAGTTATTATTCTGTGAAGTCTGCCATTACTGATTCCTGAACCTCTAGTATAGTTGTCCAGTTTGCTTGTTGTATAGCTGAATCTACTAAACGAAGTTGACGACAATGCCAATCAAATTCTCTAGTTACTTGACTTGCTGTAAGTTTAGGCACTTGTGCAGTAATATCATCTACTGAGTCAGTGACCTGCTGTCGCCTTACCTTAACTTCATATAAGTCTGCCTGTTTAATTGATTTAAGGGTATCTACTTTACCCTGTAGTTCTTTCCTTCTTAGTAATGCTTCTGCTAATTTTATGTTCATATCGTTATTATTTATTTTATGCTTAGTTTTATTATCTTCTGTTCATGTAAAAATAGTAGGATAGCGGCTGCATCTGCTGTGTGGTCCTTAGCCCACTTATATTGATACGGGTATTTGAATCCTATAGTTGTCAGTTTGCGCTCAACTAGCTCCATAATCTCATACTTATCAACAGCCCCCTTAGCCCTTACAAGGCGTTTTAACTGTAGTGGGGTAACCAAGGTAACAGGGATGCCTAGAGAGTAGGTTACAGAGGCTAATATAGCCACTGAGGATGCCATGCTCTTTACTGCATTGGATGATTTCCCACCGCCTGTTGGTGACTCAGCGTATATATGTTCAGGGTTCCATTTGTTGATAACGAAATCAAGGTGTTCTGCTAAGGTCTGGCAATCATCAAAATGCTCTAATGCCTTTGAAGCTTTAGGTGTTTTCATCACCCTGATACAGTCAGTGGCTACGATTTGTTTACTATCTAAGTCATATACTACAACACCCGTAAAACGGTATCCGATGTCTAATGCAATAATAGTATTCATAGTCACTGACTGCTCCCTTGTTGTTTGTATCTCGCTCTGAGTTTTTTGAACTCAATAATCGCTTTGTCGAGCCTAGCCTTAAGGTGTTTGTTCTCAGCCCTAAGGAACTCGTTTTCTTGATCAGTAGTCATTAGTAAATCTGTAGGTAGCTTAGTCTCATGTAATGTAAAACCATGTAGTCCTGCATTAGTCAAGGATTCTTTAAAACTTTCTACAGTATTCTTCATTTATCCTTTTTAGGTTTAGGTTTCTCAGGGAAAGGCCAGTTAGACCTCACCCTGTCTGCATCCTCATTTCTACGTTTAGAACCCTTACCCATACTACTTCTCTTTCTTTTGCTTATTAATATTGTTCATCAGGTTTGTAAGGGATAACATCTCACCAATGTAGTCTCCCCTTTCACAAGCTAGGTAAAAGGATAAGCTTAAATCGCAGTAAGCCTCCTTATGGTATTCGTCAGTAGTCTTTTTATAATTAGCCATATTTACATCCAGCTTGGTAGTGTTACCTTAATTACATCTGTAGAGTAACTAGGCCACTCATCAGTATTAATACACTCATCTAGCTTACGCAGATCCTTCTGGTATTGTGCTCTACCTAGCTCTATACATTCCTCATCTAGCTCAAACACACTCACAGCGTAAGGTGCTTCTTTCTCACAGACGACAAATACAAAACGGTTAATATCTAACCCTTGTTCTCTTGCTAAGTCTATGTAGTAAGCAGCTTGCTTATGGTAATTGAATTTAAAGATAGATGATTGAAAACCTTTAGCAGAACCATCAGTGGTAGTCTTATAATCAATAATCATATTAGCATCTTCACAGATACGGTCCAACCTACCACGCTTCATAATGTTAGTCTCTTTACAGATAGAGTAGATGCTTTTCTCATTTACCCCATTCTGCTCCATAAGACTATTAGCTAGTTCATTATTACGGACAGCATTAGCCATGTGGTTAGCTTTAAACATATCATCTTCTGATACTACTACCTTGCCCTCTGAGTGCGCTAAGAACTCAGCATACTCAGCCTTACCTGCCTTTGTACGTCTATCTACCTTGGGTGCTACAGCGTATTCTTCACTGAGTCTGTTAGGCTCAAGTAATACACAGTGCGCTAGGCTGCCAAACTTCATAGCTGGTGTTTCCTCTGTAGGAGTGCCTAGTGCATGTTGATAATGCTTTGGTGATTTCTGGAATTTATCTAGTATTGATTTACTTACTCCAGGCGAGGAGTGGTATTCTTTTTCAGGGACATCAAAGATGCCTTCATCTTGTGTTGGTGTATTCATATTAGTAGTTCCTCCAAGCGTTCATGTTTTGTGTTTCATAATAGGTAGTCTGTGCTCTCTGTAACCTTCTATCCTCTGATCTGCGTCTATTCTCCTGCCACCTTACATTGAACTCTTGCATAGCCCTTCCTAAGTTATAGTGGTTATTAGGAGTGCCACAGCCTGTAAGCATGGCTAGTATCATTAGTATCACTATTGTCTTCATGTTATTTGTCGCTTGGGTTGATTGGTTCCTCGTAGCCACCGCCTAGACCTAAGTCATGTGGCGATGGTTGATTAGTTTTAGTTTTGCTCATATTATTTACCCTCCTTAATTAGCCAAGCGTTGATCTCTGGGAATACCTTAGACCAATTATTACTAAGTGCTTTAGCGTTAGCAGATATATTTATATCCTTCTTTTTCTCAGCTAATGCCCACTTAGCTACATCACTGAACTCAAGGTCACTTTCCTTACACAGCTTCCTGATGCCTGCTACATAGTCCACTGATGGCTTTGCAGCTACCTTCTCGTGCTTGTTAGTAGCATCAGCATCCTTAGTATCATCTATGAGGAACATAGCGTTTAGAGCGTATTTACGGGCATATGAGGAGGCTGAACCGAATGCTTGGGGTAACGCCATACCGCCAGCCTTCTCGATGCCTGCCTGCGCTTTAGTGGTGTATTTAACGCCACTTGCATCTAGCTCACATATAGACTCTATATAAGCCCATCCATTAGCCTCCTTAACCTCATCTGAGATAGTTAGTGTGGCATCATGTTTAAGTAATATAGGCTTTACAGCCTCAAGTATGTCTTCACAGCTTCTGTAGTTATATTTACCGAAGTCGTTGCGTTGATTCTTTGGAGCGTGTAGCTCGTTTTGTATTTGTGTTAATGACATTTGTCTGATTGGTTTAGGATTAATTTAGAATGGCACGTCTGAGTCTTCTTCTACAGGAGCAGCAATCTCATTTGTTGAAACATTGTTAGATTGGATCTTCCAACAGTCGAGGTTATGATAATACTTCCCATTGAACTCTCTTGATGAGACATTGAAAAGAACCTGCACATGCTTGCCTACTTCATAGTTAGCCAACATCTCAATCTTATCACTACCGAATAATCCAAAACAAACCTCTGGGTTATACTTCTCACCTGTATCAATTACAAATGATTGCCTGGACCATTCCTTACCTAGTTTAGATTTACCTGTTTCTACAGATAGTATCTTAGTTATCTTTCCTTCTACTTTTAGTGTATCTTTACTCATATTATTTATTTGTTATTAGTTATCAAAGATTGTCTTTTCATCAGATTTTTGACGGCCTGGATAGCCTGGTATCTCTCCTGCCATCTCAGCCTTATCAATAATCTGCATCAATTTATCTCTGCCTTTATAATGTCCACACAGAGCATCCCACTTATGCCAGTATTGCTCAGGTAGATTAATTCGTGTTGTTATTGTTTTTGTATCTTCACTCATAATACTGCCTTTCTATCATCTAATCTTAAAAGTATATTGTGGTAGAACTGAGCATTATTATCTGAGAGAGAGTTAAAGGCTGCGTTTTCTATAACTGCTATCACTACTTCCCATTGTTTTAGTGTGAGTTGCGCTGTAGACTCTTGATCTACCTCTGGGCTATTGATAGGCTCTGTATCGCCCACAGTTGTCTCTCTGCGTATAAGGTCAATAGAGTCTGCCTTGAATCCAGTTACTTCACTTACTGAACTCCAGCCTGATAAATCAGAGTATCTTTCATCTCCTGATTTGATTTCATCTCCTTGTTCTAGGAATATATATGTCTTTTTCATTGTGTCTTTGGTTTAGTGTTAAAGCCTTTTACAAGGCTGATGGAAGCCAATGAATAGCCTTTCTATTCAATTGTCAAATTTATTTTTAATTTATTTTTATTTTATTGCTTTATATATTTTATCCCCTTAATTTATAGGAGTATTCAGATGTTTTAGTCTGATTGGTTTAGTTTGGGCTGGTAGGGTTTGTCTCCTCCAGCCCCTTTTTTTAGGTCCATGATGTAATGGTAGCATAGTAGATTTTGATTCTATTTGTCGGGATTCAAGTTCCTGTGGACCTGCCATATAACTACCCTTATATTACTACTTAATGGGTTAAAACGGGCTTAAATGGCAACATAAGGGTAGTTAGCAGGTTAAATAATCTCCTCTTGTTGTTCTGCTGCTACACCGAAAAAGCTAGTAGTGCATTTCTTAAAAGCAATACTGATCTTCCCCCTTGGTCCTTTTCTACACTTAGCCTGTATGAGTAGTATCTCCTGAACTGGTAGGTCCATTTGATCTAGTCCACTACTATTACTCATAGGGCAATGAATAAGTATAACCCTATTTGCATCCTGCTCAATAGAACCTGACTCTCTCAAGTCTGATAGCCTTGGCTGCCTATTATCTGCCTCTCCTGCTCTGTTTAGCTGTGATAGTGCTATGACAGGGCAATTATATGTCTGTGTCCACTTCTTAAGCGTCCTAGACACCTCACCAACCTGTGTAGCTCTATTATCTTTACTACCTGTGGACTGTATAAGCTGTAAGTAATCTACTGCAATAAAATCAGGGTTACCATACTTCTGAACGTGTAAGTCTAATTGACTATTCATCCGTTTAATGTTCTCTGATTTAGTGAATATCTTAAGGCGATTGTTTACGATAGGCTCTAACTGCCTTGATGTCTCAATGAAGTCTTGTATCTGTCTCTTGTTATACCGCATCATCCTAGAGTCATGTTGGCCCTCGATACATGCAAACTGCTCAATGATCTCAGAGCTAGACATCTCAAAGTTAAATAGCACACCATTTTGCCCTTGTTTAATGTTCTCCTTAATAGCTTGGTTGAGTAGGCTAGATTTACCGATACCTGGACGAGCAGCCAGTATGACTAATTCCTGCTTTCTGATGGGTCCAAAAGAAGATAGAAACTCAGCTAAATGATTCATTGAGAAATACACCTTTGGCTTCTCACCATCTATGAGTTTTTGCATCTCATCATAGATTTCAGTGAATCCTTCCTTAACCTCATCCTCAGAAGCTTGCTGAAGCGTCTCTATACGGTCGAGGAGGGCTTTGCAGTTCTCATGCATAACCTTTATCTCTTCAGGGGGTGTATCGCCTCTGAGAGCCTTATACGACTCATAAGCCTTAACCTCTAAATCCTTCTGCCTGATGCCTACAAACTGAGCAATCCAATCATTGAAGCCTGCTGTGGTATCAACTGCTGAAGTAGCTAATGTGAATTCATTGGATAATCCATTGTGCCACTCATCCTTTGCAGAGAGTAGCTCCATTGTCTGTATCTCGTCAGGTGCTACACCATTTTGTGAGTAATATGTGTATATCTCGTCAAAGATAATCTGATGGTTGAGATTGAAAAAGAGGTCTGATTGGACATTAGCTTCAATGGCTATGTTTAGACATCTTTGTGTGTCGATGATTATTGCACCAAGTATTGCTCTGGCTAAAATATCAGGTTTCATTACATGTCACACATTGCTGTGTCTCCTTCTATCTTTAAGCCTCGTGATACTCCTGCCCATTCATCCTCTACGGGTTTAGCTCCACCTTTGAACCAAGTTGATTGGTCATCTTCCCAACATTGCTGATTAAACCAAGTCGCAGGATGTTTGGTGTATTGCATATCTTGGTTCTCCCTAGACTTGGCATAAATCTTAACAACCTCCAACAGTTTCTTAGCATCCACTTTCTCCAATGCCTTGCTGATTGATTTAATTGCGTTAGCCTTACCGACTCGCTTTGGATATGCATTGTAGATTTCTTCAACAGTTTCCAAATCACTCACCGAATGCGTCTCCGTTTCCGAATACGTCTCCGCCTCCGTATAGTCCTGCACTTGACCGTCATATGCTGGCCACTTGCTGACCTTTGCCCGCAGACGCTGGCGGAAGTTGGCGACTTCTATATATGGCTTACCACCATGAACATACAAATACAGTAATTTAGCCTTAACACATTCCTTCATCCATCGAGAAATATCCTTAGTTTTTACCTTATGCATCTGCAAGGGGTATAATTGGGCTAAAAGTATAGCTTCACGACCATCATACCTACCATAATCATCCAAAATGGACATTAATCTTCTGTAGAAAACTTCCCCTTGTGGAGTAAGTGAATTGACTTTATCGGAGGTCAAAATCCCCATCCTTATTATTCTGTCTGGCATTATATTGCTCCCCCTTGGTATATGTGCCAAACATAAGCACCATTAAATATAGATCCAATATGCTTATAAGATGGATTCATTATATTATGACCTGTTCCAAATGTATGAAACACAACATTTTCAATTGCATTTTCAAGGTCTAGCTCAATCCATATGAAGTTTTCCTCACCTACACTATTACGTATCCCTTGCGATCCAGTATGAACAACCTTAAAGCCCCTTCTTAGCTCTAATACCTGCTGACTACTTGCTAATTTATATTTATATACTACTCTCATCCTACCCTTTGTTTATGTTAATCTATGTTTCTGTGTAAAAAAAAGCCTAGCAACTCGGGTAGGAGCTATTTGCTAGGCTTCAAGGTGAACTAACACCACTAAATTCTGTTCTCCTACCCGAAAACACAAACCAAAATGCATATATAAATACCGATTGCAAGCTTAAATTATTAATTTCTTGTATTTTTATACCAATCCATTATATTACAAGGATTAAGGGGATTCTCCCTATTGACTAATACTACAAAACTGACTATGAAAAGAGGCCCCAAAGCAGGCTCAGGTGTTAAATTAAACCTATGCCGAACCTATTTAGATAAGAAGAAATATTGCAAACTACCAACACACCAGCTAGCGAGAATCATCTATGATGAACATATAGAGCTATTTGCTAGCTTTGACGCTGTTAGAACTACATTAAGGAAGCTACGAGGCAGCCAGGGTAAGGTTTTAGATGTGCATAAAGCAGACGTTGCAAAATACAAGAAAGATAACCCTAGAGATAATGCCCCTTATGGAAGTATGCCCAAATCTAAAAAGCATTTTAAAGATTGGCAACACTACAAAGTCGATAAAGGTATCCAGAATGCCTTAATACTGTCTGATGTCCATATGCCTTACCATGACCCTGAAGCCTTAGAGCTGGCTTGTGAGATAGGTGTAGAGCAGGGTGTAGAGGCTGTCATACTTAATGGTGATTTCATCGACTGCTTTGCTGTGAGTTTCTGGCAGAAAGATCCTCGACAGGTAGATTTTCAAGCTGAGATAGACACCGTAATTGAGGGTTTTGAGTATCTGCGCTATATGTTCCCTGATATTCCTATTATATTTAAAATGGGCAACCATGAAGATAGATATATTCGTTATATGACCCAGAAAGCGGTAGAATTATTAGGCGTTACAGCATTTGAGTTTGAGAACCTATTCTGCTTAGATGAATACGGCATTGAAATGGTTGACGGCAAGCGTCCTATTGTATTCCAAGATTACACTATCTTGCATGGACATGAGTTCTATGGGTCAGGTGGGGCATTTCCTGCAAAGGGATACTTCATGAAGACTAAAGTTAACACAATTAGTGCTCATTTGCACAGGTCTAGTTATTACAGCGAGAAGGATGTTAACGGGGTTACAAAGCGTTCCTATAGCTCAGGTTGCCTTTGTGATTTAACGCCCGATTACAGCCCTTTAAATGCTTGGAATCATGGCTTCCTGATCATTAAGAGAGGTAAGAGTGGGGCAAGGGTAGAGAATTACGATATAGAAGACGGTCAACTAGTATGAATGAGCCGATGCTAGGATTAGTCGTATTTTCTACACTGATAGTTTTTACACTAGTAATGTGGAAAGTTTCTATGTTGGTAACTCAGTTTGTTTTTGGGTTTAGTTAAGCGGTACAAGGGCATCTGAGAGGAAGTTTATCACCTGCTCTACCTTAACCATATTAGGATGGCTTGTATCGCCTTCATGTAGCTCCCAGAAGTGTATATGGAGTATTTCATGGACCAATACTCTCTCGTGGGTAACTTCAGGACTCTCCTTCCATAGCTTATCTTTAAAGTTAAGGATTTTGATAATAGCAGTTTTATCTTCTACATTACATTCACAGCTACCGTAATCATTATCAAGGTCCACAAACCTTAATCTGATACGCCAATCCTGCAAGCGTAGTTTTACCTGCCATTCTTCAAGGAGAATCCTGATGTCTTTGTGGGTCATTTTTCTGCCTTATCCCTTATCAAACCCTTAATAAGAATTAAGTAGTTTATAGCGTCCTGGATTGCATCCTCTACACCCTCATTTTCCACATTAAGCTTACCTGTCTTAACAAATGTGAATATACGTTTTAATTTGTCTTGTATCCTCAATATAATACCTACTGGTGGCTCTATTTCAAATACAATGCTACCATTGAAATTACTAAATGGGTCTGAAGCATTACAAGCGTAATCCTTTGATTTAGCAATCATTGTTTTCCTTGCAGCGTTGCAAGTATCTTCATGTAGTTTTATTAGTTCTTCTCTAGTCATTTCTCCTCCTTTTTAAATGCTCCACTGACAAATTTCTTTATGTCCTCGCCAATGAACTCTTTTAGTTGTTTGTTCTCAGCCTCAAGGGTTTTGAGCTTGGCATTAGCTTCATCAAGTTCGTGCTGTAGTATCTCTGATTTATGGACTATTCTATTGTGATTCATTCCTGTGCCTCCGTTAGTTCTTCTTCTATTGACAAGTCAATATCTTCATCAGTCCAGTTTAATTGGTGGTAGATGATTTTATATAACGCTCCCTTCTCCGCCTCAAGGGTCTTGATTCTGGCTTTTAACTCCTTAACCTCATTGAATAAGTCGCAGTTAATCTCGTCTTTGCTTAATTCACTCATCGTCCTGTGCCTCCTCTAGTCTTAATGCTTTAAGGTTATCTAATAGTTCACTTTCAAGCATCGCTCTGTTCTCAGATGGACAAACACAACCCTCGCAATACATTTCATCGGTATCTATAATTAGCTGAATTAAGTATTTCCTGTCAGCTTCCCTCTTTCTTAGGTCAGCCTCAAGGGTTTTGAGCTTGGCTTGTAGGATATTATAGTCATCACGGCCTTGTAGTGTCCTCCTAAACATTATCACCTTTTCTTCTAGCCATCCTGTATAACTATTCGTGCGTTCTTCTGATGCAAATTCTCTCCTTAAGTTTTCACTCATTTCTGTGCCTCCTTTAGTTTTTTTCTTAGTCTTTTATTATATTTCCGTTTAGCCCACTTCTTAATCTTAGGTTTAGTTAGATAAGCTAGGTATTTTTTCCAACTGCTAAATACATCGTTTTCTATTCCTCCACTAGCCTTAATTCTGTTTTTCATTAGTCTTTAATTGGTTAGTTCTCTTTAACATCTGGTAATAAGTTTCTGTTTTTTCTGTTATTTCTTCTGTATAATTGTCTAAATAATTACGTATTCTATGCCCTTTGCTATAAGAAGGTTCTGTTTTTCCTGTAATATAATTTCCAATCGTATTAGATGGGATACTTATTGCAATACTCATTTGTTTTAATCTTCCTTTAGTCCTGGATACTCTGCAATGTTTCCGCAAATCTTCTATTAATTTCGTTAGTTCCTCCATTAATATTTGCCCATTTCTTTGAGGGTTTCCTTATTTTCACTTTCCAAGTAGTTAGCTATTGAATAAATGCCCTCCTCTGCTCTTTTATGGGCATAAGCAAGCTCTATATCACTTACTTCTAATAACGCCTTCAGGGCGATCGTAGGCAGGCTATATGGCTTTCTAGCAACCCTCCTAGTGGAACAATTCTTGGTAAAACACATTAATACCTCTTTTTGTTCTTTAAGTTTCATTATTTCCAACTGCATTTCCTTATTACTCATATTATTACCCTAATTTCTTTATTAGATTTTCATTTTCCTTTATCATGCTTTCAGATAGCTGCAACATTAATTCTGTTTTCTCTTTTAGAATTTCGTTATTTATGCCTTTCAATTTCATTATTTGCATATCTCTTTCCATTAGATCATTTTCTGCTTTTTGTAATTTGTGTTCTGTATTAGTCATAATTCTGTCTATCTTTTCTCATCTAATAGTCCATTAATTACCATAGACATTGTGATTTCCTGTTTTTTATATTTTTCAACCCACTTCTTAAGCTTAGTTTGCCTTTGTAATTTTTCCAACTGATTGTCTGTCATATAAACAGTGACTTGGTTTTTCTTTCTGTTTTCCTTTTCCTTCTTTGCATTACTGTTACCAGGCTGTGCGCCTTCTTTCCGTTTTTCTATTCTCATTCTTCTGATTCTCCTTTTAATTCTTCAAAGTTTATTGTTTCGTGTATTGTTATAGCTGACATTATTTCTGTAAATATTTCTGTAAAGTCTGGCTCTAGCGTGTAATTCTCCTCTATATTTATACTCATTTAATTAGCTCTGTTTGCATTTCTACTAAGTCGGCTATTTCCTCCTTACGTTTCTTAATTGAAGAGTGTAAATTATCAATATCCCTTCCGTGTGTAGTCGTGTTCAATACTTCTTCCAGGTATAATATCTCGCAATCTATTGCTTCAATTTGCGCATTATTCCACTTAATTAATAGTCTTTTCTTGTTTGCTTCAAATAAGTTCATAATATTTCCTTGTTTTAGTTTATTGTTATAGTCGTTGAATTGTATTTGATATTTGTCGTTCTGATCTTTCCAGTATTGCTTTTGCATTAGGCTACTCTATTTATAAGTGTTAATCTTTTAGGCTTGTATAGTTGTTTTTGTGCTCCGCTTAATATCTCTTTTAAATTTATCCTCTGATTTAATCCTTTAACATCTGGGAAGGCAATATACCCACACATAACTACATATTTATTTTCATTCAAGAAAGTGGCCGATATGATTTCCTCTTCTTCCACTATATACTCTGTAATCGATCCGTATTTACTTGTGTGTTTAAATGTATCTCCTTTTTTTAACTGCTTAGTAATAGGTATATTATAGTCTATGCCACTTTTTTTAATATCCTCATTTAGCCGATTAGCTTTACTTTTTAAAACATCTTGAAGGTTTCTTATTTCTTCTTTTATCATTATATTATATTCTACTTATTTAGTTTATTAGATTGAATCTCTTGCTAAATCCCTTTGTTGGTCAGGATTTAAACCGTCAATAGTTTGCTCCTCCCATGAATTTATAAGCTCTTGATTGGATAATACTTTTATAGCCTTCACTAGAACACCCTTTACTTCTACTATTTCAAACTCAAAATGCTCCATTGGTTTAGCCCACACGTTAACGGTTACGGTTAATTTATCCCCGATTTTTGGGGCAACCCTTCTGTCACCAATATTGACCCATTGCAACGGATCATTTATCATTTGATTAACAAAGGGCATTTGCTGGTAAAATGTATGATTTTTCATTTTTATTATCTCCTTTTAGTTTAGTTTTGGTAGTGTCGTTATTGCTTCACCTTTAATTGTCTTGCCTCTTTTATTACCTATACTTGGCCCCTGGTTTACAAATTTAGACTGATAGGCCCAGTAGTTTCCATCGCTACCCTTATAATATGCGGCCAAGTCAATCCATTGCCCGACTAATTCCATTTTAATTCCTTTATACTCTGTAAATGTTGCGTATTGTTTATTATATGACATTTTTATAATCCTCCTTTTAGTTTGGTTTTGAATTATCCTAGTAAATTCAATAGGCTGCTATAAGATTCAAGAAATTTGTTTGTCTCTTCTCCTTTCCTTGTTTGTTTCTTGCTCAACAATGATATTACTAATTTACCTTGCCCCAAATGTTGGAAGCATTCTAGATCTGATTTGTCGCCATTAACATATATAACATTATTATCTTCATAAAAATCTAATGCTTTTTCCTTTAGTCCAAACAACTTATTAAACATCTTTTTAGGGATAACGGTTGCTATCGGCCTTTGATAATCCAAGCAATCTATTAATTGTTGCTCTGTACTTTGAGGATTCCATGAGTAAATTACTTGTTGGTTTTCTTCATAAGCTCTAGTAATACGACTAATTTGTTTTACATAGTCTGATATTTGGAATGACGGGAAATTGATTGCTACCCAGTCAAATAATTCATCTATTTCACTAAATACTCCAGTCCTGACAACTACCGTTTTGTTTAATATTTCGGCTTTAATTTCCAACTGCTTCAATTCTGCCGTAAGTTTAATATCAAAATAAGCTCTTTGTTTCTTGTATAAGTACCAACGGGCAAGCTTGGTTTTATCCATTGCGGTTACAAATGAAGATGCCTTTTTATTATTAAGCATATTACCTACACCGCTTGCAAATATGCATGTCGGTTCACAATCCTGAGGAAAGCATGAGTTTTGATATGCGCTAGGAAATTCAATTCCTACATATATAATATCACTTGTATTACTTTTATCTAACTTTGAATTAGTGCTTAGTATGTCCATGGATAATGCTTTTTCTTTGCATTCTTCTGTATTGCTCCAAGCTCTAAATGCTTTGTTTCTTTCAAGTATATTCATTGTGTCGGTTGTCTTTTTCATTGGTTTGTCTTTCGTTTTTGTGGTTTAGTTTATATGTAGAGAGTAGGGATTATAAGTCTAAATAGCATATTGAGTTAATATGTTTAATTGATTGCCTTGTGTATGCTGAGTAGAATGTCTTTCCGTCTATAGATTGATTAAGGCTATAGTGTCTACATTTACTCTTCTTAATAAGCCAAGTTTTTGAGCTGTTGTAGCGGTCTTGTATAGCTGTTTGCCCTTTAAATTTTAACTCTCTTTTAGCCCTTAGTTGTGTCCCTAGTAATGGATTAAATTCTAATTTTGTCTTTTCCATTAGTTTGTCTTTCGTTTTATGCTCCATAGGGATAGAAAGCTTTTTACTATTTGGTTTGGTATATTGTCTAAAGCCTTTTGTGTTGAAAGGCTTCTTGTGAGATGGATCATATAAGTATGTCATAATATATAATGTAATAATTTAATTTAGTTAATATTAATAACCTAGCATACTGATAGAGCATGTCAAGTCGTTTACACATTTATTTCAACTATTTATTAACATATATTATCATAGGGAATAACCCCCAAATATAGCATTTATCAAAATAAGCCTATACCATTGAATTCACAATGAGAAATAGTCTACAAATATAGTAAAATATAGCATATAATCATCTAGGGTATAATCATGGAATTTGCGTTGAAGACACCTTTCAAACGACTTGCATATCAATGCACCACCAACACCCCTAAACGTCATATAGAGCCGTTTAATAGCCTTTACAGTGATTGACTTAATATCGCCCTTTCACTATTCATTTGACACCCCCCTATTTATTTTTGTATTACTGAACTCATGAACAGTGAACAATCAGACAGTGATCAACTAAGCACTAGTAGTGAACAAACCGAACAACTGAAAGAAAGCATGATAGAGTCACTAGCTAAGAGTGGTAATATCAGCAAATCAGTGCGAGCCGTAGGCATTGGGAGAACAAGTCACTATGATTGGTGTAAGGCTGACAGTGACTATAAATCCAAAGTTGACGTTGCCCTATCACTAGCAAGAGAGTCCAGGATAGATGCGCTAGAAGATGCTATAATGGATCAGGCTCTCGGTGTATGGTGTGAATATACTAACCAATGGATTACAAGACCTAACCCAGTGTCACAGATATTTGCATTGAAGAGTATTAGCCGCCAACAAGCGATGAAAGGCGATGATAGCCGACTCTGGTCCGATGCACCACCACCCGACGACAAACCAGAAGACAAGGAGAGGGAAGCTAAAGCCCTTAACGCTCCTTCAGGCTCAGAGATAGCCAACATGCTGAATAACTTCATATCTACAGTGAAACGCACTGAGCAGGCAAACGAAGCCATTGACGCACAACTCCCCATTGACCCACCAACCAAGTCCACTGATGACAATACCAAGTAGACTAGTAAGACTTATTATAAGCTACATAACTAGTAACCGTATAATACATACATAACCGTACTAAAACATAAGTAATACATACTAAGTAATAACTAATCAGTAACTAATGAGTAACAAAGTAATTAATTCAGTTAAGGGGGGCGGGGGTTACGCTGTCCAAGGCCAGGTAAACCTCCGAGCGTTAACACTACCTAGATTTTTTATTGCTGATAAAGGTTACAGTATCGCATGCGGTATTACATCCTTTGTCATCTGCGCTGAGTCGGATGTTAATTGTAGTGTGAGTGGGTGTCAAGTATATTTATGAGCACTAGTTGTAAGGTTATGGAGTATATAGGGTTGTGGTATGAAATAGTTGATTGTGTGCAACATGAGCATGCAGATGTTATGGGTGTTTTTTTGAGAAATATAGTAAAAAAGGGTTAGTTATGAAGATAGTTAGTAGAGTAGAGTTGATGTCTATGCCTAAGGGTGTGTGGTATTGTGAGTATGAACCTCAAGTTGTAGGTGGTATTAATGTGAAGGATGAGACATGTTATAAGGATATTTATAATAATAAGAGTAAGCCTATTGATTGGTATATGAGGGAGTTGTTAGAGTTGGGGTGCTCTGATGAGAGGGATACTAAGCTTGAGAGTGGCGAGTCTTTTAGCTTAGATGATATTGTGGGCAGGGATGGTTGCTTTGCTGATGATCAGTTATATGTCGTTTTAGAGAAATATGATCTAAGGGATATTCAAGGCTGGCTAGAGGTAGCATTAAAGGTTAGCCCAGGGTTATGAGTGATGTATTTGAGTGGGAAGCTATGTGGCGTGACCAAGCGTGTGTCTGGGATGGGCTATGGGATGAATAATTTTAACAAACAGTAAAAAAAGACTATGAATAAAGATCAACTATTGGATAAGCTTGCTAAACAGGCTGCAAAACTAACAGATGCTACTAAGCAGATAGAGGCGTTAAGGCTAGAGCGTGATGT